CGATCATTGATCGCGCTCTTATGGATGCTGCTGTAACAGGAGATGCGTTCAATCCGGCACAGGTGGTAACTCTCTTGAAGCCTCACGTGAAGATTGTTGATGACAAACCGATGATCGACTTCCCCGATTTTTCTGAGGATGAGAAGCGAGAGCCAATCACCACTCAGCGAACAGCGGAAGATGCCATCAAGCGAATGAAGCAATTGCCTGATATTTGGGGCAATCTCTTCAAGAGTAACGTGGTTGCGGGAGTCGGCGGGTCGTCCGTTACCGGTGACGTACCATCGGGGCCAAACGGGCGTTACGACTTGCGGAAGTTGGATGGCAAGAAGTATCTGGAACTTCGCAATAAAGACCCGAAAGCTCTTGGGCTTGGCGATAAGTAAGCCCATTCACATCGTGTGCGCCGTGTTGGCTGCACATAAAAGTTAATCTCAAAGAACAGAGGAATGCAAATGCATTTGTACGTGTCCCCGGTGTTCGTCGTGTGTTACGACAATGACGCGATGATCCCGGAAATCTGGGCCGCTGAGAGCGTGGCGATTCTCCAAGAGAATATGGTCATGCCCCGCTTGGTCCACACCGACTTCAAAGATGAAGTCGCGAACTTCGGCGACGTCGTGAATACCCGACGTCCGGCCGAACACCGTGGCCGTCGAAAGGTTGACGGTGATACCGTTACCACGTCGGCGACGAACGCTACGCTGATCCGCGTCCCGCTGGATCAGCACGTGTACGACTCCTTCATCATCTATGACGGTGAAGGTAACAAGTCGTTCCAGGATTTGATCGCGATGCATCTCCGTCCGGCCGTTCAAGGCTTGGCTCGGACGATTGATCGCGGTCTGTTGGGTCAGGCTCACCGTTGGTTCCGTACCACGCCAAAGCGAGCCGGCCGACTGGGTTCCATGTCCAGCAGCAACTCGAAGGATTTCATGCTGGAAGCGGGCGAAATCTTCAACACCAATCGCGCCCCGATTGACGGTCGCAACCTCGTGTTGTCGCCGGCCAGCCAGACTGCGTTGCTCAAGACGGAATTGTTCCTGAAGGCCAATGAGCGCGGAGACGGTGGGGATGCTCTTCGTCGGGCCATGCTCGGCGACATCCTCGGCTTTTCGACCTTTATGAGCCAAACGGTTCCCGGTATCTCGGCGATCAACGCTGATACGGTCGCCGGTACTGTCACCAACGCTTTGGCGGCTGGTGGTAGTGGCTCTCAAGTCGTGGACATTCAAGACTACGAAATGAATGTCGGTGAGTTCTTCACGGTTGCTGGCAACGACCAGCCTGTTTTGGCTACCGCTGTCACGGCGTCGACGGACACGACAGCCGTCACGGCCAATGAAGCCAACAAGTACGCAACGCTGGCTGCGGCCGTTATCACAGCCTACAAGGCGTGTGCTGTCGTTGGTGCCTACTCGGCCGGTTACTCGAAGGACGTCACTGTCGACGGGTACACGACTGACAAGCCTCCGCAAGTCGGCCAGTTGATTGCTTTCGGTACGGGTGGCACTCGTCACGTGTACACGATCATCGAGGCAGAAGCTGGCGATCCCGGTGAAACGAAGCTCCTCCTCGATCGCCCCCTGGAATTCGCTCTGACGAATGACCAGTTGGCGTTCCCTGGTCCGGTCGGCTCGTTCAATTTGGCCTTCCACCGGAATGCTCTCGCCTTCGTCCATCGCCCGATGGCCGTTCCGGCTGGTGCTAACGGTGGTGTCGTGACCCAGAACAACATCTCGATGCGTGTCACGATGGATTATGACAGCACGCTGATGGGTACCCGCGTCAACGTTGACCTCCTGTGTGGTTACGCCCCGCTGGACCTGGACCTCGGTGTCCTCCTGCTCGGCTAACGCTCAGCGTTTTGGATTTTCTCACCCTGCCGGGATTTCCCCGGCAGGGTGTCTTCTTACTTGCATGGAGGTACACAGGTGGAGTTACTGGATTTTCTTAAAGAGTTCGGCCCGTTGGCTGGTGCCGTTCTCTTTTTTATATGGCGAGATTTTCGACGGGAAGATCGTCTGGCTACTCGAATCGAAAAGCTTGAAGACGAGCAACGCGAAGTCATTCTCCCACTCGTCGAACGGACAACGAATGTGATCGTTCAGAATACCGCCGTGATGTCGCGGCTAGAAACGACACTCGAACACATGAGGGTGTCCACCAATGAGACGAGACAACAGTAATCTCATTTTCAGAATCAGGGCCGCCCTGTATAGTCTCACGCGCGAATATGGTGGCGGTCCTCTTTCTATTTACACCAACCTCGGAACAACTACAGATTTACAGTCTGGAGTAAAAACCGTAAACAAGTCTGTAACTGAACTCGATCTCGTTATTATTCTTCCCGCGAAGATAAACCGAGACCTGATTCAAACGATTTCGCAGATTTCTGCAAACAAGGCATTCGTCTACGGCGGTTCATATGACAGTCGTTCTCGAATCTTCATTGTCGACCGCAAGCATTTAACACTCGACACATTGACGCTCAATGACTGGTTAGTCTACGACGGACACAAATACGAAATCAAGCGTATCGAGGAATTCTCCTATGATACAGCATGGGTCATACTTGCTCGGCAAGTAATAGATGACACCCCAGAACAAATCTTTCCGCTTGCTGTGGACCACCGCCTGTCACTTGACTCGTCAAGCGAAAACAACGAGTGAGGACGCCGATGGCAAACCCAAACTGGACACGTTGGATTCACTCGTCCATCGCAGTCTACTTGAAGTCCGTGGCAACTAGCCTGTCGTTACCGACGCTCATAGAGGGGATTGACGACAGATCAGAAGCGTTCATGTCCGCCCCTAACCGGCTGGAAGTTCGAGTCAATGGACCATTTACACAAGAAATAAGCCACGGCTATCATCGTGTCTATGTTGATGTAAACGTCGTGCTGAAATGCCACTTAGGCGGTGAGCTTGTGAATGCATTCACCTTCGACCAGCTTTTAGGCGAATTGCATGAAGCTATGGATGGCCCGATCCCGGTTCTCGCCTTTTCATTAGTCCCGGCCGAAAACGACGACCCTGAACACGTTGCGTGTTTGGTTCCACGGTCCGGAAAGAATGACGCGATTCGAGTAATACACTTCGGACAGATAGATCGCACAGACCGAATCCGCGAGGGAATGGTCGACGCGCGGTATACAGCTTACATCGCAAGCTAAATACATTCTTTGTCGCCTAGGTGACTAGCCCTGCATCGGCTGAGTAGATGCATACCGCTAAGCATTCTGCTTTAGCTTCTAGCTACATTTCTGCTTGCGGCTAATGGCCTGCATAGCTCCACAACAATAGGTGTACACGTGGCCCGAATCGAACTGCGCGACGCAGACATCCTGATCCGAGATGGACTGGCTGGCACTGCGGCCGTGAATGAAATGAGTCTCATGGCTGGTGCCGTGGACTTTGATATTGATACTGTCGTGTTGAACACGACTAACGCTGATCTTGTGCCGATTGGCGCTCGTTTCACTGTGGCAGGCGAAACAGGCACTCCGATCCACATCGTTACTGGTCGCACGGGTGATCCGACAACAAACATTGTTTTCACGCCTGGACTAGCTAGCTCTGTGAGCGAGGATGCCGTAATTACCTTCTCGCCACAACAAATCACGGTCAAGGTCGGCGACGGAAACCTCACCTACACCGAGAACAAGAACTACGACTACCTCCTGGATCGAGGAAATCTTGACACCGTTCGGGAAGGCGACGAAGCGCCGCTCGAAATCAGCTTGGAGTTCGTCTACGAGTTCGTGAAAACCGGAACCGGTGAAGCGATAACGCCCGTTGATGCTTTGAAGGGTATTGGTGGGGCCGCTGATTGGACGAGCACTTCTAGCGACCAGTGCGAATCATATTGCGTTGATATCGTGATCGACAGAGACGCACCATGTAACACCGCTGAGGACGAGATCACGGTGTTTTCGGAGTTTCGTTATGACTCGTTGGAATTTGATTTGAGTGCCGCAACGATTGCGGTGAACGGTCGCTGCAACGTGACCGAACCCGAAATCACTCGCGAGTAAGTCGTTTCTTTATAAGCCCGTTTCGGTGGCTCGAATCGGGTTACTTTCTGAGGGAGATAATACAAATGAGAATCGGTGGCGTTGCAATTACCCCGCCCGTCGAGGAAGTGTTGGTACTTCCGCGGGGCGATGCACAGCTTGTGTTCCGCGCAATCGCAGTTAAGACGTGGGATGAGTTTGAGAAACTATGCCCATCGCCCGAACCGCCGAAAATGCTTGTGAAGAACAAGCAAGTGCCAGATGCGGAAGACCCTGGGTACAAGAGTCTTCTCAATACGTGGTATCTGAAGCGATTTGCTTATCTGGTGATAAAGTCGCTTGAGCCTTCCAGTATCGAGTGGGATACAGTTGACATCTACGACCCCAGCACGTGGCTGAAGGTTGAGGAAGAGTTCATAGCGGCCGGAATTACCGACGCTGAATTTCAGAAGATCGTTCAGACGGTTCTTGACGCCAACAGTCTTAACGAGGACAAGCTGAAGGCGGCCCGCGAGGCTTTTCTACATGGTCAGGTTCGGGAGTAACCCGAATTCTTTGGCCTTCTTACCGTACCGAAGTGTACGCGATCTGGAAGGCGTGCAATCGGGTTGGAATCAGACCGCCCGGTGTAAAAGAGTCGTGGGAAGAGTGCGATGCCGATACCCAGGCGTTATTGATCGCTTTCGATCAAATCAGCACTCACGATCAAGCAGAACATGAAGGTCGTCTATTAGGGGCAGGGAAGCCTCCTCCGGCCAAGGGCCGCCGTAGGCGGTGATCGCACCACACCTGACCACGAAGGATAACCATGAAGCTCGTTGCAAAGTTCGAGATACCTTCACTTAACGTAAAGAAGCTTGAACGTACAATCGCGACCGAGTTCTCCGATGCAATAACTCAGGCGGCGCTCGGATGGATCGAGGCCGCGTTGGAAAAGATACCTGTATGGAGTGGAGCGTCACATGCGACCTTTCTACATCTAGCCCGAGCCGTGGGCTTCAGCCTTAACATTCAACCCGCCGGGAACGCGCCGACAAGAGTACAGTACGGCTTAAGAACAAGCGTTGGAGAAGTTTCGATTGAGACGGGTAAGGGAGTATTCACATTTACCTACACAACATCCCTAAAACATCTTGTCTACAACGAATACAACAACGCCAACGTCACTCCCGACCCTGGTTTGCTTTCTCAGCTTCTTCAACCTGGGCCATACAACTTCCAAGATGCAGCTAGAAAGGCCGCTCTTGATGTGCTGAACAACCTCTCTCTTCCAGATGTTACGGAGTTTATCTCTGTAAAGTCTAAGCAGGTTAGCTAATGGCCGACGAGATCAAGCAAATTTTCTCAATAGATGTCCAGGGCGCTCTTCAAGCGTTGACACTATTGGACACAGGCTACAAGAACTTCGCGACGACTCTGGGCACCACAACGGATGCAATAAGGAAATTCAATCGAAGTGCTACAACAAAGAAGATCGACGCGCTAGCGACAAGCTTCAACAACATCAACACGACTGGGTCACAGGCGAACGTCAAAGCCCTCGGGTCTGCCATCGCGTCCAATGTGAAGTCTGGCACAAGCAATGTTGGCCGGTTGACAGCAAGTCTCGAAACTCTTTCTCGCGTTACATTCACTCAGTTTATTGTCCGCGGGCTATCGCAAATACGAAATGCATTGAGGGGGGCAGTCAAGGACAGTGTTGACTTCCAGAAGCAGATCGCGTTGGTGGAAACTATCGACAACAGCGGAACAGGCTTTGATAAACTAGCTAGTGATGCGAGGCAGATATCAAAGAGTTTGGGCGTAGATCAGGTCGAGGTTGCCGCCGGTGCTTATCAATCGTTGGGTAATCAAGTCGGCACAACGGCCGAAAGCTTCAAGCTGCTTGAGGTTTCAACTCGGTTTGCCGAGTCTACTGGAAGTACAACAGCGCAAGCGGTCGACTTACTGTCTGGCACACTGAAGGCGTACAATCTAACGGTCGATGACGCTGAGAGTGTTGCTGGTAAGTTCTTCGTGGCTTTGGATAAAGGCCGTTTGACGTCTTCTGAATTAGCCAACACGATGGGGCGTACCAACGCTATTGC